TTGAGAAATCTGATCTGCCGATTGAAAGAAGAACTCCAGAAACTCCAGAGGAGTTTACTGATTTATTTCGTGTAATTAATTTAGGGTACTTTTCTGAAATATACGGTAGTGATAAGATTTTAATCAACCATTCAATGCCAGAGGCGTTTGTTAAATCATCTCTTTATTCAATTGGCTTTACATATTGGGAAACAAATAGACTACCAGACGATTGGGTTAAGAATTGCAATAAGATGGATGAGGTGTGGACTTCCTCCAGGTTTATGCAGGATGTTTTTGTTAAATCAGGAGTTAAAGTTCCTGTCTATGGTTTCAATCTGGGCGTTGATCCAGCACTTTATTCTCCACTGAGAAGATATGCTCATAACCAATTTACATTCTTGTCTATGGGCTCTCCATCTACCCGTAAGAACTCCCAGGTGAGCGTAGACGCTTTTTTAAAGCTGTTTGGCGGGAATGATGAGTATCGCCTTATTTATAAATCAAATGGTGCACCAGACGCTCGCAATTATGCTGACGGAGTGATGCTGGGGAAGCTTGATCATCCCCAGATAGAGATAATTGATGAAGAGCTATCTCACAGTGATCTAGCAAAGATTTATGACGAGGCAGATTGTTTACTTTACCCGACAAGCGGAGAGGGTTGGGGGATTATTCCATTCCAGGCGATTGCTAAAGGTATCCCTACTATCTGCACTAATGCAACAGCGTGTGAAGAGTATGCCTATATGTCTGTTCCACTAGATTACGAATGGTCTCAAGATAAAATGTCTGGCATATATGAGAACGCTGGATTCTGGGCAAAGCCAAATTTTGATGATTTATGTGATAAAATGTTATATGTAGTTAATAACTACGATAAGGTTTCAAAAAAGACTTTTTCTAGTGCTGAGTATATAAATAAAAATATGACTTGGGAAAAAGTTTCAAAGGATTATGTAGATAGATTATGTCAGATATTGAAAGATACCAAGGCGAAACATTAATTGATGAAATAAAAAAGGTGGAAGAAGTCGGTCTTCTTTATGTAAAAGGCTACTCTTATTCTGAAATAGCCCAATTACTCTCGCAGCCAATTGAGAAAACAAAGAATTATATTAAAGAATACAAGAAAATACTTAACCGACAGGCTGAGGATGATCCATATTTTCTTGAGAAATTACAGTTCAATACAATCAAGGCTTTGCAGGAGTTTGATCAGCTAAGCAAAGAAGCCTGGGAAACTGTCAATATCGCTACAGATCACGGCATGGTGCCTGCAAGAATTCAGGCTATTAAATTAGCTGGTGAGCTTGCTACTAAGAAAGCTCAATTGCATAAACTTTTGAGCGGCACACAGGCGGATAATGTTTATATAGAAAGAATGCAGAAAGCAGAGAATGTTAATCAGATGCTTTCTAAGGTTCTTAGAGATGTTATTGCTAAGCATCCAGAAATTGCTAATGAAGTTCGTAAAGAGCTTGAAATAGCATTTGCGATTATGAATCCAGATGAGAACTAAAAAATGTTTATTTTTAACGCTACCATAAAGGTACAAAAAGCTCTTTTTTTTACACCGTCACATAAAGGTACAGAAAACCAGATGAAGAAACAGCTCACGCACACAGGTGGTGATTCACATGAGTGATTTCGTAGGAATGAATCTTGACTTAAAAGATTTTGATCGTCTTTTGCGTCAGGATGATCTTATAGAAACTCCTGTTGATATTCAAACATTTGTGCAAGATAAAGAATACCTGGGTTTACCTCCACTTTCGGATATTCAATTGGAAATTGTAAGACATTCTACACAGATTTTCAAAGAGCGTACATTGATTGCGATGTATGGTGAAGAAGAAGGAAAGAGATGGTATAAAGAATATACTGATAATGAAGTTATTTGTATGCTTGGTAAAGGTTCTGGTAAAGACCATTGCGCAAGAATATCAATGGCATACACAGTATACCTAATCCATTGCCTTAGAGATCCGTTAATTTATTACGGTAAGGCTCATGGTGTTTATATTGACTTGCTAAACCTAGCTGTTAATGCTCAGCAAGCACAAAGAGTATTCTTTGAACCATTTAAAAACTTATTGTTAAGATCTCCTTATTTCAACCGAGTTGGATTTGAACCAAGAGTATCAGAAATATTCTTCTTTTCTAGACCTGTTCGTTGCTTTTCTGGTCACTCTGAATCTGAAGGTTGGGAAGGTTATGAAGTAATGACAATCATTTTGGATGAAATTGCAGCTTTTAAAACTGATGCGGAATTGCGTGGAGAAACAAGATCAAAGGGATCTGCGTCTGCGATTTATAATATGTCTAAGTTATCAATCATGTCTCGCTTTCCAGAAATAGGTAAAGTAATTCTTTTGTCATTCCCTCGTTATAAAGGTGACTTTATTCAACAGAGATACATTAACTCTAGAGAAAAGAAAGAACCAAAAACTTGGTCAATTAAAGCTGCGACATGGGAAGTTAATCCTACGATTAAGCGTGAACAATTAGAATCGGAATATATTAGAAATCCAGTTGAAGCAAGAAGTCGTTTTGAATGTGAACCTCCAAACATGGAAGATGCTTACTTTAGAGATCCAGATTTAGTTAGAAAAGCATTTATGTATAACGAAGATCCAATGGATGAAGATGGTAATTTTAAAAATTGGTTTAATGGAACTGACGCTCAAGTTAGATTTATTCATATAGACTTGGCATTGAAGCGAGATAGAGCTGCGCTTAGCATGGTGCATTCTCCAGGGTTTAAAGAAATTAAAACATTAGGCGGGATTGAAAAATTACCTGTGGTTAATGTTGACTTAGTTTATTCATGGGAAGCAAGTATTAACCAAGAAATTAATTTCTCTTCTATTAGACAAATGATTGTTGATTTGTGTAGAAAATTTGATGTTGCTAAGGTTACATTTGACCGTTGGCAATCTATTGAAATGATTCAAAGCTTAAGAGCTCAAGGTATTAATGCCGATTTCCATTCCGTAAAGAAAACGGATTATGATACTTTAATGACTGCTATTTACGATACAAGATTGCGTGGATATTGGAATGAGCTTTTGGTTGAAGAAGAGCTTTTAAAGCTGAGATTGTTTGGAAATAACAAAATTGATCACCCTAATAGTGGATCAAAAGACTTAGCTGATGCTGTTACTGGTGCGACATTTGTTTGTATTGAGAATATGGTTATTGATAGCGAAATAGATATTGAGATACTGACCCCAGATAAATATTATGAAGAGAATGAGGATATTCCTGAATTTGGGACTGTAAGAGTGTATAATAGTGAAGTTGGGCAATTCGGTCCTGGATATAGTAAAGAAACGATAGAGGCAGAAAAATGGTTGGAAACCCTATAGAAAATATTCAAATTACGCATGAGGATGTTACTCAGCATTTGTTAAGGCAAATCTCTGTTCTTCAGTTTGATCTAGCTGTTGCTAGAGCTGAGAATGAAAAGCTTAGAAACCTGGTTAATGATAGCGTAAAAAATAACCTTCCTAAACCGCTAGGCGATTAAAAAAATTATTGAAAAAAAATAATATTTCTTGCCTACAGCGAGTTTTTTCTGTCTAATGGTGCTAGATTCTCTTTTGCAATAAAGAGTAGCTAATCTGCTACTCACCATAAACCTTAATCAACACAGGAGAATGATATGTTCAAAGTAAATAAAGTAGATAGCCTTCCTGAAATTTCTAGGGCTGGGCGTAAGTCTGAAGAATTGAATGCAATTATTGATGCACTCAAAATGTCAGCTAATACTAATGCAGTGTTTAATATCGTAGGTATTAAAGCTGGTAATGCTTATAATTCAATGCAACAAAGAGTTCGTGCCCAGGCTAAGAAGTTGGGTTATAAGATTGTAATCCGCTTTGATTCAGTCAATGAAACTCTTTACTTTCAAGCTTCACAGAATGGCTCAGATAAAGGTACAGCAACCACTGATTCCACAAATAAGACAACTGTTAGCTCAAAAGAAGTAGCTGGGATTAAGACAGTAAGTAAGATTAAGACAAAATAATTTTACCAAAAATTAATTCCATAAAGCCCCTCGCATAACCATGCGAGGGGCTTTTATTTATGTTAATATAATAGTTATGCTTACAACTGAACAACAACAAATAGAAATCTCACACGAAGATATTGAAAAATGGGTTCCGATGTTTGGTCTTCCATGTTACGACAGGCAATTGACTGAACCTTTCTTTATGTCTTTTGTTCAGATGGCAATGTATTTTCAGCAAATTGGATTGAAATTTGCAGTGAGTACAATTACTGATTCTCTTATTAACAGAGCCAGGAATAACCTTGTAGCTAAATTTATGGCTAATCCACAGTTTACTCATTTGATTTTTCTTGATGTTGATCTCGGGTTTAAGAAAGAAGATATCCTAAAGCTTCTTTGGCACGATAAAGATGTAGTTACTGGTTCATATCCAATTAAAGATATCAACTGGGATAAAGTTGTTGCTAATGTAAATAATAAGGTTGAGGCAAAAGATTTAGCAAAAAAATCAACAAGATTTGTGGTAAATCCTGTTAGCGCTGGTAATAATAAAATTGCTACAGATAATGGTGCAATTTCAGTTCATGATGCGGGTACTGGTTTTATGTGCATTAAAAGATCAGTGTTTGAAAAAATGATTGAAGCATATCCTGATTTAAAGTTTATTGACGATACAGGTAGTATGAAGGGTGATGAGAAAGATTACACTTATGCTTTCTTCAATTCTTTTGTAGATGAAGATAAAAGGTTTGTATCTGAGGATTATGGATTTTGTAGGTATTGGCAAAAGCTTGACGGTAAGGTTTGGGTTGATCCATCTATTGAGATTACCCATCTAGGTAGATATTTGTATGAAGGTAATATGATTGAACATCTTATGAGTATATCTGCTGGTAATCCTAATGAAACTGCTGAAAAGCTAAAACCGACTGGAAAATCAAAAAAGAAGTAAAGCCAGTAGTAGGCTAAATAAAATATACTAAAATTCTGTAAAATATCGGCTAAAATAAATGTGGTGTAACATTAGCTTATAATTTAGATAAGTAATTATATCGGGCTTCCCTAAAGTTACATGGCTGTAATATTACACGCCCCGATCCAATTTTTGATCCATTCTTTGACCCATTAATTTTTTTAAAAAATACCGAAGAAATGTAATTCCGAAGGTTTTTTTCGCAACAATTCCCCGATACAATTATTGCTCAATGGGTGACACATATCAGAAACTAATTGCTAATACATTAGCCAAAGTATTATCTTTGGCTAATCTTTGGCGTATGTGTGCGCATTTTATTCAGATAAATAATTGTATTCGGAATGGGGTTAGCATTTATGTCTAGTAATGTATTTGGTTCATTAGTTGGGTATAGTGTAAAAGATAAGAATAGTGTTTATGGCAAGGTTACTGAAATTGTTGAGTATGACGAAAATAATCAACATTTTATTCTTGCTGTATTAGATACAGGTAAAGCAATGCATATTTCTACTGTTGCTAAATTGTTCGCACTTCAGGATATGTATTTGCTCAAGCGTGATGGTGATTATATTGTTTATGCTTATACTAAAGATGCTCATGTATCTAAGGCTAAATTTGGTCCTCAGCGTAAGCGTATTGTTTCACCTTGTGTTACTGGTAATATAAACAATACAGCAACTATTGGGAATGAGACAATAAATATCACTTCACATATTAGTTCAGGTAATCCAGTCTATTATAATAAGCAAACAATGGGAGAAAACAAATGAATATGGAATCACTTTATTATTACATTAGTAATCGGCTAAATCGTTTGTATATGCAAAAGAATAGAGGTTTGATTACTCATTTAGAATTTTATGCAGAACAGCAAATGATTTTGCTTGCATTTAGTAATGGAATCAAAGATAATCTTACTGAAAAGATTAAGCAAGATATTGAAGAAAACCATCTACTAAAGATAGAAAGCGAGTTGCAATAATGCAATTTGAAATTATTGACGAATCAGATATTCTTACTGTTCGTAGTCAGAAAAAAGTAAAAGCTAATTTTGACGGTGGTACTTGGTCAAAAGAAAAGACTTATAGAACTTATTGGACAAATGAAGATCAAGAGTTCCTTCAGTCTTTGATTAGAATAAAAGTTATTCGTATGAATAACAAAAACAAAACGGCTATTCTTGACGAAATTGTTGAGTTTAGATTATTGAAGAAAATGTACGCTGAAGCCTTAGTGAAAGAGTTTATCTTTCACGAGGCTAATTTTATTATATATGCTGATCAAATGATTGGAGAATAAGTGGAGTATAAAAATCAACTATTAGATGAACTTGAAAAATTAGCTTCATCTATGGATATTCCTTTTGCTCGTAGAAAGGATTACCGTTGGATTATGCGTAATGTTTCAATAAACAATACGGATGATAAAAAAATAAAGAAAATAATTACAATTTGTAAATTACTAATGAAAGGGGAAATAGATGCCGTATAAAGATATAGACGGTGTTTATAAAAACTATTGTGCAAAAGGTATAGATACAATTGCAATTTTGCACAATGTTGATAATGAAGTTCATAGAAAAGCATTTGAAATTGCACTTGATGAATTTCTAAAGCTTGAAGATCGGATTGATGGTTATGAAAAACTAATCAAACAATATCGTAACGATATGAATGATCTACATAAGATTATTCAAAATTTAAACAAAGAGATCCGAGAAATGAAAGAAGGAATAAATGGCTGAGTGCATTTATTGTTTGTCGGAATATATTGACGAACGATATGAAGCAGGTTATAAATACTGTTTAGATGAGAAATGCCAAAAGATTGGGCTTGATATTTCAGAACGGGAATTTAGAAAGATTTACACTCCTGCTCTGCTTCACAAATGCAATTACTTTTGGGTTAAGAAAACAGAGTTGAAATCATTGAATGTTAGAGCAGACTTACTAGAACAGAAAGAGGATTGAAAATGAATTGGTTTGAAGAAAACGATAGCAAAAATAATCACCCTGCAATGAAGAAATCAAACAAACTTACTCGTGAAAATCACGAAAAGGTTTCTGTTTTTGATTGGGCTTTAGATCTGGATATGAATGCAGATTGGCAAAAATGGCAGAATGAAATAAATGAATACTTTGGAAATCAAGGTTGGAATAGGTAATGGATGCAATAATCTTAACAAAAAATGATTGGGTTGAATGTGACGGTTGTGGTGAAAAAATCGCTCCCGTATTCTGGAATAGAACATTTAATAAAGAAACAAAAACATATTCAAATGATGAAACTATGGAATTTACTTTTGAAGGTAGAGAGCCTGACCTTATTGTAGAACAAATAAGTCAAGGTTTGACTTTTGAATTATGTGGTGGTTATGGTGAATTTTTTGATTGCATGTCAGAAGATGATGTAGTTAAAATAACTGCTTGCCATGAGTGTATGGTAAAAATGTTTACTTTATTTCATAGAAAAACTAAAGATATGCGTGGTCTTCATCCTTCAGATAAGGGTGATGATATGTGTTGTGAATGGGGTTGGTAATGGATTTTCAATGTCAAGAATGTTTTGAATTTTTTGAAGATGGGGTTATGCCTTGTTTTATTTGTGGAAGTGATGTTGTGGTTCCAGTTGATTTTATTACTTCTCAAACTGATTGGGAAGATGGTTATTAAATGGATCACATATTGCTTTTAGCAATGCTTTTATTGATATTTACAATTTTAATTAAGGATAAGTTATGAAAGATAAAAAAGTAAAGAAGCTGCAATGGGTAAAAGTAAAGTCCGAACCACAGTATTACTGGACTAAAGAAAATGGTTGGAATAATAAAAAAGATATGCCAGAAGAGTATTGGAAAATAGTAGAAATTGGAGAGGAATAAAATGTTAGATTATTTAATGTTAGGACCAACACCTACAAATGAAGATTGTGCTCAAGTTGGTAGTCCTGATTTTGAAAAAAAAGCAAATAAGCAATTGGATGCATATAAAGCTCAGCTTGAGCGTATGTTTCCAGGTTGGGAAACACATAAGAATTTGAAATTCAAAAAGATGTGGTTTCCGCATGACTTTGGTACATATGGTGAAATTGTAATTACTTTTGATTCTGACAATGAATTAGAAGCAGCAACGGCAATTGAAATTGAATGGAATACCCCAACTCATTGGGATCAAGAAGCAATAAAAGAATTATTCAATGTATAACAAACAATCAGGAGAAAATAAAATGAAAACTATAGACAATGACACACTAGAAATTATTACTGGAAATATTCAAAATTCGCTTGATCCTAATTTTGATATGGGTCAAGCAATTGCATATGGTGTTTTAGTAAATAATGATTTGACTGTACAAATAGAACAGATTGCATCAAATGGAGATATTTACGATATGCTTTACGATAATCCAGTGCTTTCATCTCAAGTTAAGAATTATGATTTTCTTACATTTGCAACTTGTGGTTGGGCTGCGCCTATTGATCAGGATAATGATGAGCATAACGATTTAGCTCCGTCTAAGCATCCAAAGAAGCGTAGAGTTCGCCTTTTGGTTTCAGCTAATACTGCGCTTCAATTTGGTAGTTCTATTACATTTAATGATGATTTAGAAAATCCAATTTTTGATTACGGTGACGCTAAAGGTTCACTTGCAGAAGCAATTGAAGATTTGATCAAACAAGGAATTGAGGATTAATGGGAGATTTTGTTTCAAATATTGAAAAGTATGCAAAAATGGCAACTGAAAAACCTCAAGACTTTGGTTATTGGGGTAGTTCAGATATGTTTGATACTTGGGGTTTCACTAATATTGATCAAAATAGAGACTCTGATGTATTAGAAAAAGCAAACTTTAAATATATTACTGAAGATTTGATGGGTAGTTTCCCTGAAGACTTTAGAATTGAAACCTATAATCATTGGGCTGTAGGTTCAGTTGATAGATTAGTTTGTCGTATCTATGAAGAAGATAGAAAGACTGTTGCATTGCCATTTCTTTTGGCAATGGAATGGTTAGACAAACTGGATGACTATCCAG